GTCGCAATCACAGACTACTTAATCAATAAGGCTATATTTGATTAACTTGTGATATGTAGATTTTTAAAGAGCGTGAGATGTGTATCTCGTTTTGTTGTGGTTATTAAATCAAATATTTATACAAATGTAAATATATAGTTTAATAAATAAATATTAAATTTATTTCATTTATAAATATATAGTTGATTTTAAAAGGAAAATATTTTTGAAATTTTTTGATTAATTGCTGAATTTGTGAGCTATGTCACATAAATAAGTAGTGATTTAAAAAATTATTGTTCTTTTGTATCCAATAGGATACAATCTAAATAAAAAAGGGGTTGCTATGCTCGATATAATTGAAACAACAGTATTTAATAAATGGCTTAAAGAGCTAAAGGATTTGTCGGCTAAAGCGGCTATTCTTGCACGTATTAGTCGCGCTAAAAGTGGTAATTTTGGTGACCATAAATCAGTTGGTGATGGTTTGTATGAAATGCGAATAATGAAAGGAGCTGGTTATAGGGTTTATTATGCACAATACAAAGATGTAACCTATTTGCTAATTTGTGGCGGTGATAAATCTACTCAGAAAGCAGATATCGCTAAAGCAAAAGCATTATGGGAAGAGATTAAGCAGAAAGAGGAGATAAATGTATGAGTAAAAAAGTAGAATTAAAACCATTTGATATTGCTGAATACCTAGATAGTGAAGAAATGATTGCGGCATATTTAAGTGAAATTTTAGAAACAGGTGACACTAATGAATTTATTTCTGCGCTAGGTGATGTCGCAAGAGCGAGAGGAATGACGGAGTTAGCGGCAAAAACAGGATTAGGAAGAGAAAGTCTCTATAAAACATTATCACACGGAAGTAAGCCGCGTTTTGATACTATAATGAAAATTACGCAAGCACTAGGTATTAAACTTGTCCCAACGCATATCTAAAAAAACCGCCAATGTGGCGGTTTGTTTAAGCTACTAATCTTAATGTTTGAAAAATTCGATAGATCTCTGGTTGGGGGATTTGTTTTAATAAATCATTAACTTTCTGTTTTGGATTTAGCTCCACTAATTTATCTGATAATTCAACATACAGAGATTCTAATACTTTACTTCGATTCCAGACAGTTTTATATGCCTTATTATTTAGTTTTTCCTCAATTTGCAGAAGTTGTTTTTCTTTATTGTATGTATATCTAAATAAATGCTCGCTCGTATTGTTTTGCTCATCAGTATCTGTAAATGATACTATTGCATACACGTAATTGTGGCTCTTTTCTATAATGATGCTAGAATATTCATCATCAAAGAAAGACTCTGACAGCTCCGATGGTTGTATTCCCTTTGCAATATTTAGACTAACGATTTTATCCATTAGTATGTTGATTTCATTAGTTATTCGTATCATGCCAACATTCTCCTCAATTCAATCATTATTGAATCAATTTCTTTTATTGATTTTTGCAGTGTATCATTATCTCTAGAGTCAACGCTACCAAATTTACTGCAAAGTTTGCTGTTTATGTACATAACAATAACTCCATCATTAATTGTGTCAGGAGTTATTCTTGATAGTAATCTATTGAATTTATAGTATAAAGTTTTCCCTTTAGCATCAATATTTAGATCACTAAGCAAATCTGCGGCTGAATTTTGGGCTTTACTCGTTAAGATTTCTCGTAACTTCCTTCTTGCCTGCGCTGGTCTTTTATGAACCAAAATTTCATCAACCTCTTGGTTTATCTTTTTTTCAGCGGCTTTCTTAAGTGCCTCTATGTATATTGGATCTATGTTGGTCGGTAATTTAGCCGTTAATTCATGTACTTTATTTTTGATTTCTTGGCGTTTTTGTTCAAACAACTTATTGAAATCAATATCATCTAGATAGGAATCTTGATTACTTAAATATCTCCCTTCAGAAGATATATTGCCTAGTTCGATTTTCCGTTTTTCATAAGTTTCATCGCTTATTTCAATATTATACTCTTTTGAGATTTGACACTTTGATCGTTCAACTTCTTTTTGAAAGACTTCCCACATTTTGTTTAATCCAGATTCTTCATGAAATATAACAACGGCATTATTGTCAATTTCGAAGGCCCTTATTTCGTTATCTGGTATTACTCTAAGGACTCGCCCAACAATTTGAGCGAAGGCATTTATGCTTCGATAAGGTCTAAATAGTGCAAGGATAGTTAAATATCGGTGATCATATCCTTCCATTAACATATTAACAGACACGACGACATTGCATTGATGATTTTCTATTTTCATTAATACATCTTGTTGCTCCTCGTATGGCATATCACTATGAATAATAACTACATTCATTCCTTTATCTTTATACCAACTAGCAATATCTTCAGCGTGTTTTATACTACACCCAACAGCAAGGATTTTATGAGGGACTTTAGGGGATAATTCTTTTAAAGAATTAAATTGCTCAATACTTCTGTCTATAACATCGAGAGAACAATCCTTTGATAAAGATACACATTTTTCTATCCATTCTTGCTCTTTTATCTCCATAACTTCTTCTAAGGTAAGCTGTTTATCTGGATTTTCAGGCAATGTAAAATATAGCTCATGGGCATTAACTGTTTCTTTTCTTAGGAATTTTACATATCTGGCTCGCATAACTTCAGAAAGTGGCGTTTCATGTATTTTTTCACCTGGTAGTTCTTGATTATCGCCACGGTATGGAGTTCCAGTTACATGAAGTTTTTTAGCGTTTGGGAAATACTCTAAAACTTTTTTCCAGCTTTCAGCTGGAGCATGATGTGATTCATCAATAATGATCATATCAAAAAAATCTGAAGGTACACGATTAATTAAACTAGATGACCTTGATGATGCCAATTTATGAATATTTGAAAAAATAATATGACTTTGTTCCAAGTGTTCATTAGAAATGTCAGATTCATATTCTGAAAGCACAGGAAGGTTATCAATGCTAAATATAATATCGTAGTTTATCCAAAAATTATCTTGAATAGCTTCTTGAGTTTTTTTAATGCTATTTTTCGTGATTAATCCTGGAGTAATAATTAGAACTCTACCATTACTGACATCAAAAGGTGCTATAGATATTAAGCCAGACTTTCCAGTTCCTGTCGGCAAGACAACCAATGCTTCTCCTGTGGGATTCTGATGGAAATATTCTTTTATATTAATATACGCCTCAATTTGAGGAGTTCGTAATTTATTATTACCAATAATATTTACTGGCGTTGTTTTAAAATATTGCATAGTAGTCCTTTTATATTTTTATTTATAAAAATATATTATTTAAGTTATAGTACCTAAATCTTTTCTTCTGCTACAAATACAGCTCAAGCATGTCCTTCAGTAATCAATATGTTCATTATATTTTCTCTTGTTCTTTAAATTTTAATATCCTGAGTTCTAGAACATTAACCTTTTCAATCACAAAGCACAGACCACCAGAAGACTTTGCTATCAACCGCCGCGCCAGACTTGACGACCAATAATTTTTAACTCACCCAATTGCTCTTCACCTACTTCAATAGGCTTATATTCAGGATTAAAACTAAGCAGTGTGATTTTGTCGCCATTGCGTACAACTTGTTTGATATAGAAATTGTTTTTATACGTTAAAGCGTAGATCTCACCATCAACAATATCTGTATCGTGAATATTCACAATCACAGTGTCCCAATCTTTTAAAACTGGATACATACTATGCCCACGAACAAACATCGCTTTACAGCTTTCTGGTGTTAAATTTTTTTGTTTAAACCAAGCTTGTCTAAATAATAAAGGCTCATCAGATTTTCTTGGTATCCATTCCACAATGCATCCCTTTCCAGTGCCAGCGGATAGTTTTACATCATATAAATCAATCTCAATATGCGAATCGCTGTAATCTTTATCTTCTATTACTGCAACCTCATTTTTATCAAGAATGTCTTCGCTACCTAATAACCAATTCACTGAATAGCCGTATTTTTCGCAAATCAATCTAGCTGAATCAATACCTATCTTCCCATTTTTAAACCAATTATTTACAGCTTGGGGAGTTTTGTTTGATACTCTGGCTAACTCCGCCTTACTTACTCCAGACTCATCTAATATTTGCTGTAATCGCTCAACGACAAGTTTATCTCTGTTATCCATATAATCCTCCATTATTGAAGTGTAAATAAAATATTTACTTTTGCAATAAACTCAATATTTACATATATAAATTTATGATTTATTATTAATGCCAGATTCAATCAACTAAATATTGAGGTATTTATGACACCTATTGAAAAGGCAATTCAGGCTGTTGGCTCTCAAGCCAAATTAGCTCAGGCAGTAGGAAAGACATCTCAATTTATTTATCGAATGAAAAGAGCTGGGGGAAAAATTTCTACTCAAGACGTTTCAGCCGACAAATGGAAAGAGGTCACTGGTCTCCCTAAAAGCGAGTTATTCCCTGAATTTCAGGATTAACTTACCAACTAACTAAAAAACAATCTTCAAGAAAAAAGGAAAAATTTTCATGAATAGCAAAGAGATACAGAGATTGTTGCACCGAGATTGTAAAAACAGCTCAGGCGGTATTACTTCTCTTGCTTATACGTTAGAGAAGTCGCCAAACATTCTTGGTAACAAACTCAACGTGGATTGCGAACAGAATCAATTGAGCTTTATCGAAGCGATTGAATTAATCGCCACCGTTCAAAGCAAGAAAACTCTTTCAGCTATTGCGGCACAAATCGATCACATTGTCGTACCAATGCCGAAATGCAGAGAGTGTGAAGGTGGTGGGCAAGAAATACTTTCCCGATTTTTAGACATTGCCGAAACAAGCGGAAGAGTCGGAAAGGAAATTAAGGAATCTATCAAAGAGAATTCTGAGCTTGGTCGTGATTTATCACCAAATGAGAGAGAGAAAATCTTAACGGCAGTGAATCAATTAATTGAGCAAGCTATCTGTTTAAAGATGGAATTGGGGCAATAAAAAACCACCGCTGGAACGGTGGTTTCATATTAAACCCAAAATCACAACAGGAATTATGATATGAACCAATTATTAAACATTTCAGAACAAAAAGCAAGGCTTACGATGAGCAGTCGTGAGATTGCTTCTTTAATCAATAAAAATCACAGCGATCTATGCCGTTCAATCGAAAGATTAATGGCAAAAGGGGTTATTAAGGGGTATCAGCCAATGGCTTACACCCATCCACAGAACGGGCAGACTTACTACGAATACCATCTCGAGAAAAGAGATTGCCTTATCGTCGTCGCTCAAAACTGCCCTGAATTTACCG